GCACCAATTGTTGCTTGGTGAGTCGGTCACCTGGTCATAGACAGTAAGGTTGGTAACGTCAAACTTATTGTAGTTTCCGCTTGAGTCTGCGCCAAGACCACCAGTCCAATCAGAGTGGATCAGGAGTTTGGTGTATGAGTCTGCGGTGAATGGTGTTGGGTTCGCTATGGTTCCACCATCTTGTCCGAAAGTGGTAAAGTTTGCGGTGTACCTTGCGGTATTGGAGATGCGTATTTCATCCATGTAACCTTCAAAGTATTGCGCAGCATGGCTTATATTCACCACACCAATAGTTAATATTGATGCAATATCTGGAAAAGTTCCAGCATAACTTGTAGCTGTTGTTAGGGTTACAGAAGTTCCATCTACAAACATCCTAAATGTTGTTCCATCCCAAGTAGCCGCTAAGTGATGCCATGCACCATGAGGTAGTTCACCACCCGTAGAATAAGCATAAAGTACATCAGAACCACCATCTTGAATATAAAATCCAATATTATCTGACGTGCTTATATCAAAATACCATCTATTACTGCCATCAGCTCTTTGACCCATAAATCTATCATGACCACCAGAAACACTTCTATAAACCCACCCTTCCATACAGAAAGATGAAGTGCCAAAATTCCAATCAGAAGAATCAGGGATACTCAAATAATCCCCAGTTCCATCAAATATTATAGAACTGTCACCAATCTTTCTTACTGCTCTAGTATTAGCTACGTGGCCATTAGCAGTTATGGTGTGATCTGAAGAACTTGAATCCTCAAAACTATTCGCCAGTTCCGTACTTGCGTACTTCTGGTAGAAGCCGTTAGTTCCGTAAGTTCCGCTGTACTCTATAGGCTTCCATTGGTTGGTTGTGGAGTCTGTTTCGCCGAAGGAGGATGCGGCTAGGGCTTGACCATCTATGAAATGATACTCTGCAAGATAACCATCAGTTTCATTAGATGCAGCCCCAGATTGACCAACATAGTGAATCGAAGCTCCGTTTAATCTTGTATTTGTATCTTCGGGCCAGTTAGTAGATATAGTTATGTCTTCTTCTACACCATTAACATAAATTTTAACCCTATCAGCGGCTGTCGATTGTGTAACATCTATAGAAAAAACAACATGATACCAAGCTGATGGATCACGAAATGTCGCATCTGTTGAATAGTTCGCCACATCAGAACCACCACTCTCACTGAAGGCCCTGCAATAAGACCCAAAGACAAGATAAGAACGATTATTACCATCCGTATACTCAGATAATAGAGATACCGTTTCAGTTCCTAAAGCTTTTGGCCCCAACTTTACCCATGAAGATACCGTGAAAACCTGCTGGTTTCCTGCTCCGAATGTTCTACTTAAATAAGGAGAGCTGCCATCGTCGAATCTCAAACTCTGGTCTATCGTATAGGCATCAGCAGCCGAAGATTTAGCGATACCTGACTGAAGTAGGGTCATTAGACGAGGGAAGCGGAAGCTGAGACGTAGACATTAGTCCCGTCACAGAAATAAGTAATCAGATAAGTCCCGGCAACAGTAACGTCCGTTGCAAAAGTAGAGACAGCTTTTACCTCTCCCCCTAATGTTATAGCATAGCCGGAAGGGTTAATAAGTTTAATAAATCCTGACTGACCGGTTCCACTAGCTTCATTTGTGAAAGAGAATTCATCCGCTGCTGCTGGAGTCCACAAGAAGTTATTACCCGTATCAAGGTCTATTAAGGTTCCTTGTGTGATGGTTACAGCCAGTCCCCTGGTGACTCCAGTTGAGGCGCTACCGGTCCCTATCATTATCTCACCGGTGGCATTCTGGGTTAGGGCCTTGGAGTTTGCAGACTCTCCAAGAGTGGCTATATCCAGATAGTTTAACTCGCTGGTGGTAGCGGTACATCCATCCATTAAGTTCATCTCTGCTTCAGAAGCAGTAACCGCAGTAGTTCCCGTTAAACCGCTGAATTGTGTTTTCAGGGCATACTTGATCATGTTCAAGTGTCCCCTGGTGGACCCTGTTCCCGTAGTCGTACCACCACCCTCACCGACGGGGTCTCCGTCGGCAGGGTATGCAGCATTTAGTTCGCTAATATAACTAGCATCTTCTGTAGCCATAGGAGCCCCCTATTAAGCTGATGCAGCGGTAAGGGTAACCGTAACCTCCAGCGTGTCTCCAGAGATGACGCTGCGAGTTGACCCGAAGTCAACAACACCATAAAGTGTACCAGCAGTTGCTGAAGAAGTCGCGTTGTTGCTTACGACAAACGCACCCGCTACCGTGCTGGTTGCGTTCATTGAGAAGGTAGCCTTGCTTGCGGTGTTATCACAGGTGCTTGTGGTTGTTCCCGTGATTGACCCGAGGGTCAAGGTCTGTCTTACTGTTTCAGAATACTTGGTTGTATGAACAAGCTCAGTCCATGAGCTGTGCGAGGCCATAGTGTCTGCAATTACCGCGGTTCCCGCAGCCTTTAAGCCAACATACCAACTTGTGATTTGAGTACCACTCTTGAAGGTGCCGTCCAATATATGGTTTGCACCAGCTGTAGTTACGAGGTTCTTATTCTCCTCTCTCCATTTTTCGGCCCCACTAGAGTCGTAGCAAACTACTTCCCAATAGTTTTCGAGGCCAAGATTCATCATCTTTTGCTCTTTCATTTTTAAGCCTCCTTCGGCCATCATGGTTGTTTTGAATTTCAATTTGGGTACTCCACTTTTGTCCATATTGTTGATACATCGCTTACGTCATTCCATAAGAATCCTGAATCAAGAGCCATAGACGGTGAGGCCGCCATAGTTACGGTCTCCTGATAAAACTCCCCAGGAAACATCCCGCCATCAATAGCAAATGTTATAGACTCGGGATGAACAAGATTATTCACTATACCAGAATCCATAGACATTGATATAGAATCTCTATATGTTGCTGAATCGGACTGGGTATAACCCACATCTGTCCCAAAAGAAACACTTACCGGAAAAGTAAAACCGCCTAATGTAGTGCCAGACGCCTCAGCCGCGAATGCTACAGACTCCGCAAAGGTGGCGCTATCCGCCAATGTCTCGCCTGCGCTTACACCCATAGATATGGATTCAGCCTTTACTACCCTGCTTGATAGCGAATAACCACCCTCTACTCCAACACTTACAGAATTAGCTTTAGCGGTAGAGTTCCAGTTTATTCCTATCGCTGACCATGTTATAGGGGATGTTGCCTGTGTCCATGTAATAGGAGCTGTCAATAGTAACCCCCGGTATTCATTATACGAAGAGCTGAACCTGAATGCCTGTCCATATTATCCTGCTGTTGGATGTCTGCTATAGCTTTTTCAAACCCTTGAGACCATAGACCAACCCTTGCATCATTCATAATAAATGGCTCCGCCTCAAGAAGAGCACCATAGAGATATACATCTGGAGCATTTGTTATGACCCAGTTGGTTGGTGAAGATGACGTTATCGCGTCGAACTTCTTGTAGAACAGCATCTCAAGGGTCATCACCGAAGATGGGATTGGACCAAGTTGTATTTCATTTGTGATAATGGTATAAAACTTTGGAATCCCCCCTTGGCTTCCACCCCATAATCTGTCATATATCCCTGGCGTTACATAGGATAGAGTTGTTATGGGATCAGTATTAATCTGAAAATTACGCATCTGAATATAGTTTGCTGGTAGCGCATAATTCCTCTGCCCACCTATAGTAGATGCGGTTTGTTTGTTCTCCATAGCCCTAATACGCAGGACCCTGTTAAACCGGGCCTCTGCTAAAGCTATAAATTCAGGAACCCTATCCGTCAGATCATCCCTGTCCAACCAGTTAGCCACAGCGGTGGTTAGTTCACTGTAGTTTGAAATCGCCATTAGACGTTACGGGCTGAGAAGAATACGTTTTGGTTTAAGATTCTGTATCCGTTTGCTGTATCAGTTTGTGCGCGTCCTGCAACTCCGAATGCGTATAACCACATAATTAAACCCTCGTTGGTGTAGTTCTAAAATATTTATTATCGGGGTCATTCAGATACTTCTTCATAAGCTTATGATCTTTCTCTATTGCCCCATTAGTTTCCTTCATCCATTGAGTCCATATATTCAACGGTATAGAGGCAACCCTTACGCCTTCACCAGTTTTACCGGGAGTAAGCAAGTCTCCATAATTATTATAGGACTTCTTGTTCTCCTCCAGAACTGGTTCTACGTCCTGATATGTGTTTACAGTAAACTCCTTCTCATCCGCACTTGAATGAAAAGTAGTATGTAACATATTAGGTTCTACTGTTCCAGTCATATTAAATGATACCCCTGATCCTCCCCCTTTACAATTTTATCCATTCGGGATTTTGTATCGGAAAGTTTTTCTTGAAAAGTCATAGGCTTCTTTTGTTTTGCTGGCTTCTGTTTTACAGACTTACTTTTTTTACCAGCCATAAACCTTTCCCACCTTTGAAACCTGCGTACTTATGACGTTATCTATAGAACCATTATGATCTGTGTGCCCTAAAGCACCATCTGTTCCAGGCCCATACTTTTTAAGTTTAGGCTCCCCCTCTGCGTAAGGCGGGGGATTCATGTCTGGGCCGATAGCTGTTGCGCTGCCTTTGCTAGGCGGTTGTCCAATATGTGCCATCTTATTTCTCCTTTGAGGCAAAGCCCCCCGGAGGGGGCTAAACCAAGACTATTTAGATTGCGCTTTTTAGCTGACCACTTCCGTTGCCATTTTTAGCTCGCAAACCGTACTCAGCAATCAAAAGCTGTTTTACACTGTCGCCAGACTTGGCGAGAGTTTCTGTACGGAAAGGACGTAGATAGTCAACTGACCACAGATCAAAGTCTACAAAGTCAACCTGAGTAGCAGGTATGTGCCGGTCAGGGACAACCTTAAACGTACCAAAGTCCGTAACAAGAACATCAACAGCATTTACGGCGGTGATACTGTTTTTAGAACCTATGTCACCTCTGGGTTCAGCAACTACAGCGCCACCAACAGTTGAGCTACTGATAGTGCCCTTTACCACACCACCACACAAAATAGTATCGGGTGTTCCACCCAAATTCCATATGCGTTCAGCAACATTGTTAATCAAAGCAATAGTGGTTGTCGTATCAGCACCACCTGTGCCAGCCTCTGTAGTACCGTCTGGGCCCGGAGCCGGAGAACCTGTACCATTGTTAGTCAAGCCAAGACCGGTAGAAGCGGCAACAACATTTGACGTTGCATTCTCAGTCGTACCAATCCAAGTTGAAAAACAAGCAGTGTTTCTAGCAGAGCCAGAAGAACCAATAGACTTAACCGTACCCTCAAGTAACATAAACTCCATATCGCGCTTCATTTCTTTGGCGCGTTTAGCGAGTTGGTAGGCTTGCGTGGATTTTCTCCCGGCAAAATCAACGGCTTCAGCAGTGCCTGAACTCTGGACCTGTGTCGCTGAGATTTGCGTATAGTTGGTCAGACGGCGTGGCTCAGTAGCAGCGGTTGACTCGTAGTCGTTACCCTCAATCTGGGTATTAGCGGCTGCTGTCTTTAATGTATCTGTCTGCCACTCGAACGTAGTGTTATCCGCAGAACCTCTTCCACAACCGTTAAGAAACGGCGTGTCCATTGGACTAATATTGTATATAATGTTTGATAGGTCTTCCCTGATGCCTACAGCACCATAGGTTTCCCTGGTATTTGACGGAACTGCCATAGCATTTCCCTCCTTTAGTTAAATGTCTATAAAATCCTCTAGGAGTGCAGACGCATCATCAATATGCCCTGTCCCCCTGAGACGTTTCATTTGTGCAGTACGTTTAGTCCTCTTATTTCCAGCCTTGGTTCCTGGGGAACCTGGCCTGACTACCCTGGGTTTATTCTTAATCTTTTTCGACTTTATGTCAGAGTGTTGCAATCTGTCGTATTCATACGCTTTCATAAGCATGATGACTGACCTATGGTCAATGAGATTGTTTAACTCGTCCCTGCTGTATCCTGCTGATTCAGCATAAGACCTGAGTTCGGTTGTCATCTCTTTACGGCTTGCAGAATCACCCCATTCTGGAATTATCTCGACTAATTTTTTAGCCTCATCCTGAAGTGAGTATTCGTGGGCTGCTTGCATTTCGGCATTCTGCTTGGCGGATTCCGCTGCTTGATGCTCCTGAAACTGCCTTACCCTGTCCTGTCTTTCCCGTAAGTCATCTCTCTTTGTTACGTACTCTAATGGGTCCTCCTCTTTGAGGGCTGCCCAATCGACTCCTGCAAATTCTTCAAGTCCAGCCATAGACTGTTGAATAATTTGTCCAAGTCCTTCTATGTACTGCTGACGCTGGGCCTGAGTCTCAGCAACTTCATTTCCCCACTGATTTCTCAATGCTTCCATGTGTCGCCTTTCCTCTGCGATTTCCTGCGTCTTTCGGGTATAATCTGACTGGCGTGAATAGCCTTTCATAAGTTCGTCGAGGGTAACTTCTGAATCTTCCCCGTCTACTTTGACGGAATAAAGTTCCTCTTCTTCTTCTTCGTCAGATTCCTCTTCCTCCTCCGGCTCGTCTTCAGATTCCTCTTCAGACTCCTCTTCAGATTCTTCGGACTCCTCTTCCAATGATTCGTCTTCCTCTTCAGGAGTAGACTCTTCAACTTCAGTAGGTTCGGCTTCCTCTTTTTTCGGTTTATCCGTTTCCGGGTCCAGCAATCCGAGTATCGCCTCTTGCGCTTCTACCACACTCCCCTGTGAGGGGGCCGGTGGCTGTATCTCAGCCATAATAAAATCCTCTTAAATGAATGGGTGTTGCTCTTTAAGAACCTTGTTCATGTGTCCAGTTTCAACTATGGACTGTATATGACCATGAATTCTATCAAGCAGTCGCATTGCAAGCCAGATTGATTCTCTGGCCTCCAATTCATTCGAGCCACTGTTATCCCAACGGCTCATTAAATCTTTTTTTAGTGTGTCGAATGCCTCGTTAAATATCGGGTCATTCAGTAGGGCTTTAGCTTTCGCTTCCCTTTGCTCGTCGTTCATATTCTCCCTATTGCTACACGTTCTTTTCGATGTTAATCATTTAGGCTTAAAATTCCCCCTGCTAGTCCACCCAGATTTTTGCCATCTTTTCCACATTCCGTTCTCTTTTAAGTAGGCGATTTCACTCGGGTCTAATTTAAGAACGGGAACCCTCTGCCTTGATTGATTTGGTGTTTTTTTTGGCATCATGTATCTCCTATAGCTACAGCCCGATTCTGCTCTCTCTCAAGCTCTAATTCAGCAGCCTTCAGCTGTGCATCCACTTGCGCTTCCGCTGCCTCCTGCTGAACCTTCATTTGCTTGACCTGAACATCAGCGGCCTTTATTTCAAGCTCTTTCTGTTTTAACTGCATTTCCTGCTGCTTCATCTGCTCTTCTGGAGATGGCCCCTCTGGCTGTTGAGGTGGCTGTTGAGATGGGTCAGTCAGGAAGTCCTGAACATTTTGGAACCCCATGTTTTTAACCATGGCGGCACCTATGTTATACAGATTCTGCACGTTTACTATAGGAAGACCACCCTGCATCGCCTGACTGGCAAACTGGAGTATGCTTGAGAGGTGTGCAAGTTGTTGGTCCTTGTTCCCGTTTCCGAGGGCAACGGATACCGTGCAGTCGTATTTATCATTCCATGAATCAGGACGTACCTCTACCCATCGGTTGTTTATCATAACAACACGGTCCCTGTCCTGATTTTTGAGGAGCAATTCGTATATTGTCCTCATAAGCTCCTTAACACCTGTTTCCGCGAAGTTTCTTGCTATAAGCTCTACCCTTGATTGGGCAGCGGTCATTACAGCATTAACAGCGGTAGCGGTAGTATGAGAAGTAAGGGCATTATCGTTGAGCCCTTGTGTATGTCTATTTACACCTGCCCTGGACTCTCGAATTCCGTCGAGGTATTCCAGCATCTGGAATGAGTAGCTCTCCAATGGAGGGGTTGCCAAAGGGGTGACAGCGTTGGGGGATTTAACCCGGACAACTCCTCCAGGTCTCTGAGTAAGA